CCTTCTCCTTGACGACGGAGAAGAAGTCCATCACGTCGCCCATCCACTCGGCCTTGGCGTTTTGCTCGTTTAATTCGAGCCGGTCATCGGCCCGGGTCTTCGCCTCCCGCAGCGTCGCGCGCTTGTTGTTGAGTTCGCGCTCCTTCGCCAGCAGGGTCTCGATATCGCTGTCTCCGGCCTTGAACACCTTCAGCGTTTCGTCGTACTCCTTGTCGAGCGCGGCCATCTGCTCGTCGAACTTCTCCACCGGCTTTACGTCGTAGCGCGGCAGACGCGGGCGCATGGGCACGTCGAGCTCGTCCTCCTCGCCCTCGTCTTCAGCCCCGGCCTTGGCCTTTCCTTTCTCGCCTTCTTCCTCGTCGGCGTCGGCTTTGGCCGGAGCTTTTCCTTTTTTCCCGGCGGCATCGGCGTCCGCATCCGCTTCATCGTCGTCGGCATCATCGGCAGCGGCGCCCTTCTTGCCTTTCGCGTCCACATCTTCTGCGTCATCGTCCGCGTCCGCCTTGCCCTTCGCCTTCTTGCCCTTGGCGTCCGGATCGTCATCGTCTTCGTCGTCGCCGGGGCCGGCCTCCTTCTTGCCCCTCGCCTTGCCCGCTTTCATCTGGTCCTTGGCGTCGTCGGCGACTTCTTCGTCGGCTTCACCGGCGATTTCGCGCAGGTTCTCAGCGTCGGTGTCTTCTTCCTCGATCGCCGCGCGCTCCTCGTCCGAGAGGTTCGCCAGTTCCGCCTCGGTTACTCCGTGCGTCTTGAGGGCCGCTCGGTCCTCGGCGGAGAGTTCGTCGTCTTTCTTGGTTGTCTTGGTTATCATGTGTCACCTCGCTGTTGTCAGTATTCGCCGCGCTCGCCCGCGGCGATCTTCGCCATCTCCGCGACCTTGTCCTTCGCCATCGCCTGCGCCGCCTTGAAGCGCGCCTTGTCCTTGCGGATCTCGCACGCATCCAGCAGCGTCCTGAGATCGGACTCCGCCCGCCATTTCTTGTCCGCCATCGCACCGGGGATGCCCACTACCCGTGATTTCTTCGCCTTAGCCATTGAGACCTCCTGGTTATTCGTCGTCTTCCGCCGCTGCCACGGCCATCAGCATCAGCAGTTCCGTTTCCTCGACTTCCTCGATCGCCGCACGCAAGGCGTTGAATCGCTCGACCTCGCTTGCCGCGTCATCCAGGACCCGGCGCGTGAGGATCGAGTCCAGGTCGATCTTGAGCAGCGGCGAGAGTACCGCTTCGGTCCGCGCTGAAGCCCCTCCAACCGCGGCGTCCCCGGGCGTGTGCGCGCCCGGGGTTTCTCGGTCGATGGTGGTGCTTACGCGCTCAGCAAGTATTCGTGCCGCACGCTCGGCCTGAGTGCGCCGCCGCAGCTCGAGCAGTTCCCACTGCTTGATGACGATCTCGTAGTCGTCCTCGTGGCGCTTCTTCCCGCCGCCGTGATAGGCCGGCGCTTCCTCCGGCGGCTCAACTGTCCCGACTTCTCCAAAGATGGCCGCAATATCGTCGGCCGTGGCGGTGTCGATCGTGCCGGTCACCGTCACCGAGCCACCGGCGATCGCGGTGTCGTGGGCGAGTATTCCAGCGATGCTGCCCGCCACCGTCACCAGGCCCGAGGCGGCGCCGAGATCGGCGGCAGTCGCCGCTGCGATCGTCCCGGTTACGTCCCCGGCTACCTCGGCCGCGTTGAAGGCGAGCTCGAACGGCCCCCAATACGTACCGCTCCATTCGCCCGCCGGCGCCGCGAACGTCTGCGCGAGCGAGACCGGGAAGCTGTCGTTCAGCGTCCAACTATTCTCAGCCTGGGCGGTCTCGAATTCTTGGGCGAGCGACAGCGGGAAGCTGTCGTTCAGCAGCCAGTTGCGCTCGGCCACGTGGGGACGTTCCTGCGACTACTGTATGAAAATAGCGCCTTGCGCGCTGCCGGTGATCGCGTTCACCACAACGATCCGAAGACGTTCGCCGGCCAGCAGGCAGATCGACGTTTCAAAACGCTTGTCCCATGCGCCGAACGCCTGCACCGGCAGGAACTGCGATTTGATCGTGGTCGTGTTGCCGACGTTTCGATGTTCGAGCGAGAACAACGTGTTGACCGAGGCCGCCATAATGGGCTGGATGACAATACAGGTGTCCGCCGGTTCAGCCCCGAGATCAATGGCCACAGTTCCAGCGCCGGGATTGGTGAGCACTGTCCCAGGCATCCACTGTGCGTGGGCGGGCGCGAGAAACAGCAAGGCAACGATGCTGCATAGAGCGAATAGCATTTTTTTCATGGCAAACCCTTTCATTTGACGGTATCAACGGAGGACTGCACTGACTTCCACAGCCGCTCGTTTTCTTCGAGCCGCTGCAAAACTTCTGTTTTTTCCGCTTCCAGTTCCTTGCGCTGCTTGTCCCACGGCGCCTTTTCTGAGCGGCCAGCATGCCATTGGTCGATCTTGGCCGCGAGCGGCTTCAGTTCGGCCTCAAGCTCGATCCTCTCGTGCTTGATTTTCTCGAGCTGACGGTGCACGGGAAGATGCTCGACCAACTGCCGGCGCGCCTTGTTCTGCGCCTCGTGCAGTAGCTCGAATGCGCACTTCTCGCACGCATCCGCTACGTGACGAACGCTCGTAAGTGCGCCCGGCGCGACCGCTCCGAGAATATGGGCTTCGCCAGCAACTTCGCAGGTTGCCGGCTCTCCGCACTTGTCACAGGTTTTTTCCGTTGCCATGATGTCTTCCTCTATTCGAATTCTTCGTTAATTAAATCCGCGGCCACGCGCCGGTTGGCGGTCGTGCTGGCGTCAGCCGAGTAAAACACCATGCCCTCGCCCGTTCTAAATTCGATGCGTTCGTCGACGTCCGTCTCACGCTCGCGGGCTATGATGGTCGCCTGATAGCCTACGCCCGTGGCGCCGGTGACCAGCGGCGGCAACTCCGAGCGGAACGGCGCGCCCAATGTCACCGCCATCCCTGTTGAAGCTGTGCGCAAGGTCATCTGCGCGGCGGGGTCTGTGCTCGCCCGCTTGGCCGGCGTGATCGTAGCGCCCGAGGGCGTGCCCGTGAACGTAATCAAAGCGGCCAACTGCCGGCAGATCGAAAGATCTGCCGCGGTCATAAGCACGATGTGCATCGATGTCTTGAGTCCGCGCAGGCACCCCTTGATAGTCGCGCCCGCCACATTCACCAGCCAGAAGTGACCCGTGGTCGTGCCGTTGTGGGCCGCCGTTGGGATCGTCAGGGTTCCGCTGTGGTAGTAGTAGATCCCGGTGACCGCGTGCTGATTGGCCACCACCACGAAATGTTCGTGTACGGTGTCCGCGCCGACCACGCGCGACTGTGTGCGCAGCTTCTTGCCGGTGTTGCCGGAATCGGTCGGCGTCTGGATATACGCTGCTATAGGTGCGGCCATAGGAGCCTCACGGGTTGCCTTCGGTGTAGGTCTTGCTCGTCACCGCGACTTGCACGCCGACGTTGATTGAGGTCGTGTTCAGATTCAGGTCCGAGCCGGCCGTCCCCACGCTGCCGTCCACCACGCACGTCCCGGTTGAATCCACGTCCCGGTACCAGGTCGCGGTTCCCGTGGCGTTCGCGCTCGCGTCCGCGGTGATCGCGCTGAAGGTGAGCACGCCGCCCGCGGCCGCGCCCGCGCATGGGTCCGAGTGCGTCAGTTCGGCCAGGAGCGTGGTGGCCGCGCCGCAGGTCGCCGGCCGCGAGCCGTCGTAGATGCGCATCAGCCCCGCGCCGGCGCCGAGGTCGATGTTGACCTGCGTGCGCTGCGCGCGTTCGTTCCTGAGCGTGGTCGAGAACCCCAAGGCGAGCAGCGGGCGCAGCAGCCACAGGATCAGCTCGGCGATGGCGTCGAGCGGACCGAGGAGCAGCCCGACCGTGGCGTAGCCGGCCTCCTTGTTCGCCGGGCGCTTGTACTTCTTCATGTGACCGAGCACCCAGGTCTGCGCTGCCGTGTCCGCCTCGTCGCGCGTGTCGGCGGTGCCGATCTCCGACTCGTGCACGTGCACAGGCTGCGGGTGCGCTGCGTGAATCCTCCCGCACTCGGCGCGGAAAGCATCCTGGCGCGCACGTTCCACGCGCTGCTGCTCGGGAGTCATGCGCAGGTAGTCAGCTTGGCGCTTGAGATGCACGTCGGACGGATAGACCGGAAGCGGCACGTCTGGCCGCTCTGCGGTGAGCTCGTCCTTGTGTTTCCAGGCGATCGGCGCATAAGAGTGAACCTCGGCCTGCCAGCGGTAACCATCCTCGTCTCTGCCATCGACGCCTATGGTCCAGTACGCCGAGTACAGAGCGCGCGGATAGTCCGCAACGTTGATGAGCGCGACCTTGCGCGGGCGCTTCATTTCTCACCCTTCGGCCGGTCGGGCTCGATGCGCATGGTCAGGGCCTTGCCACTGCCGGTCTTCGCCGTCACGGTCTTGCCAACGGCTGCTGACTTCGCGTCGATCACGATCGCGCCCGCCTCGAAAACGACGGTAGGCGCCTGCTTCTCGCCGCCCTCGCCCGCGACCTCGGTGCGCGCCTTCATCTGCGCGGTGATTTCCTTGAGCTTGTCCTCGAGGCCGAGGATGTAGTCCTCGACCTTGCGCAGAATCGCGTCCTCGGCAGCTTTCGCCTCGGTGGCAACCCGCTCGCCTTCGACCTTGGCACCCGCGTTGATCTCGGCCACCGCCTTGTCGGTCTCGGCCTTCTTGTCGATCTCGTACTGGCGATTGGCGAGCTTCTGCAGCAGCTCGTTGATCTTCGCCGTGGCGGCTTCGACCGCTTCGGCCCCGGCGCGCTCGACCTCTGCCAGTTGCCGCTGGTGCTCGGCGGTCGCCGCGGAATCGGCCCCCGAGAGTAGGTTCTGAGCCTCTGCCCCGATCTTCCCTGCCTCCGCCCCGATCTTGTTTGCCTCGGCGGTGAGCTTCTTCACCTTGGCGCCCTGCTCGGCGAGTGTGAGCTCTTGCGCCATCTGCGTGATCTGCGCTTGCTGTTGGGCTTGTTTCCGGCGCTCCGCCAGCGCCTGCTGTTCCTCCGGCGAGAGCTTTTCCTCGTCGCCCGGCTCCATGATGCCGAGCATGCTCTTGACCTCGTCGGCCATCTCGTCCTTGTTCGGCAGGTCCGAGAACTCGAGCGCCATGCGCAGCAGGCGCAGCGCGTACTCGGGGTTGATCGCGGCGACCTTGCCGATCAGGTCGAGCATCGACTCGAACATGGCCTGGCGGGTGCTCTGCGCGAAGTCCTGCTCGTCGACGTGGAAGTCGGCTTCAGCGGCCGTGATGTCGTTCAGGTAACGGACCGTGCCATCGGGATCGACCACCGGCTGATTGATCTGGAGCGTTTCAGGCGGCTTGCGCGATCCGGTCCCGCCGGTGATGCGGATCACCCGCGCCTCGGTCATGTACTGCTCGGCGAGTGAGAGCCGGACCGCGCCCTGGCTCTGAATCCCCAAGCGTACGTTCGAGAAAATCTCCGCCGTGACGATGGTGCCGCCCAACTGCCGCGCCCGGATGGCCTCGCCCGATTCGGCGTTGCTCTCGATACCGCGGTTCTCCGCAGTCACCCCGCCGGCGTTGCGGATCATCTGCACGTCGCGGTCCATGAGCTGCATGTGCCCGACGGCAACCTCGGCATGACTCTGGATCTCGAACTCCGAGCCCTTCTTCTTGATGATGTAGGCGTCGGGGTGGCTGACTTCCTCGCGCGCCTCGTCGTGGTCCTCGACCGCATCCCGATCGGCGACCACGCGATTGGTCGAGAGCAGGAACAGCGTCTTCGAGGCGCGCTTGTTCAGGTCGTCCTGCGGATCGCGGATCCGGCGCATGACCCCGTAGGGCATGCGATCGCGCCCGCGGCGGTAGCACCAGAACGGCGTGAACCCGAAGTGGTTGTGCCGGAACGGGCTCACCATGTTGGCGAGCAGTCCCTTCTCCGTACGCAGCGCCATCCACACCCGCATCTCCATCTGCTCGCGCAGTTGCACCTGCCCCAAACGGTACTCGTTCACCATCGGCCGGTTGCGGTGATCGAAACGTTGCCCGTCCCACTGGCCGCCAGCCACGTAGAAGCAGCGCGTCGGCATGCGGTAGCGGGTTTCGATGATCTTCACGCGCTCGCGCCGGTTGCCCATCCCGGCCTCAAAGCTGCCACCGTAGTAGCGCCCGCCGAACCCGCCCCACTCCCCTGAATCGTGCGTGAACCGCTTGCCGATGTACCAGAAGTCCTCGGCTTCTTCCTCGTCAAGGGCGAGCATGCTGCTATCGGAGACCGCTTCCTCGATCAGCCAGGCGCGATCCTTGAACATCAGCCGGCCGATATCGGCGTCGATGTACTTGACCCGGTGCACGTAGCGCCAGTCGTCGTCGGTGAGCGTGGTCCCGAACGAGTCGTGCCACATCTGCCGCCAGGACTGGTAGCGGTTGAAGATCACTTCTTCGTTCGGATCGGTGCGTGCCCCGTCTTCGACCCATCCGAGCCCGACCTTGACGGTGTCCCCGAAAGCCTGCGAGCGGTTGAAGACGACGTTATTGACGTCGTTCAGGTACTTGAGCGTCTTGGTCTTTACATCGGCGGTCTGCACATCGTCATCGGCCCGCGGGAACACCTTGTAGTCAACCCGGGTGCGGCGCTCGGTGCCGAGAACCCAGTCGATCGTGGCGGCCGACTCGTTGTAGACGAGCGGCGCCTGGCCGCGGTTTATCAGGTCCTCGGCCTCGTCCTGCTTCCACTGGTTCTGGTCGTAGTAGTCGGCGTCGATCGCCTGCTGGTAGCGGTTCTCGGCCTGGCGCTCGCGCTCCTGCTCGAACCACTGTTTGAGGCGGGTAAAGCGTTTCCGATTCCGTTCGTTGTCGAGCTCATGCGTCCCGCTCGGCTTCGATTCGGCCTGCTCCTTCGCGCGCTCGTCGTCATCGAGCATCTGATCGAGGGCCTGGATCTTCTTCTCCCCCTTCACCAGACGCAGAGCGGTAGCAGCCATCAGTGAAATAGCTCCTTCTCAGGCCCGGTGGTTATTTCCCCATCTACGATCTTGGTCCCGCCCTGGAACAGCGTGGCCGTGCCAAGCGGCGGCGAGTTGTCCTTCTTCGGGCGCTCCTCGGGCATCTTCACCAGGTCCTCGAGCCCGTCCAGGATGATCTCGACGATGTGCTTGACCGTTTCCCGGCCGCTGTCCATGCCCATGACCTGCGCGGCGACGATGGCCTGCTGGATGCAGTACTCGGTCGGGTAACCCGTGTTCTTCGCGTACTTGTAGGCGTGCGACATGCCGATGCAGTAGGGCACGCAGCCCAGGGGCTTGCGCTCCGGCCACATGAGCATGGCCGGCTCCCCGTTCACCCATTGGTACGCGATGACGATGTCGCCCTGCTTCCTGATTTTCCAGGCTTCGGGCCCGCCGAGGATGAGGCCCATCAGAGACACACGCCAAGGTCGTCATGACGCACCAACATATGGCGCCAACGAGTTAAGCGGATACGCACGAACCCGCCACGATCAAAGGCAGGCTCACCAACCGAACTCTCTAAGCCCTCCGACAGCACTCTGACTCGCAGATTGGGGATGATTACCCTACCGTCACTGGTTTTTAATCCGCGTCTGTTCATTGCAATGGCCTCCGCTTCGGCATGTTTATCAGGTCCGGCACGTTGAACATGATTACGTCGCAGATCAGGTTGAGCGTGGGCTCGGTGGTGTCCAGACCCAAGCGCAGCGCCACCTGGTGCGCGACCTTGGGCAGCGCCGGCAGCGGCGCTCCGCTTTCGCTCGCGTACAGCGCAATGCGCGAGCGCGGGATGCAGTAGCCCTTGCCGCCCACGCTCGGATACGCCATCAGGAACATGGCCGGCTCGCCGTTCATCCAGTCGAGCGCGCAGACGACGTTGCCCTTCTTGCTGGCGC